CATTGCTATGCCTAATTTTATAAAGGCTCCACTTAATAATGTTAGCGCCTTGCTTACTCCCGGTATTACCATTAAAAATTTGCCAAGTGCAGAGCAAAAACTCAAAGCGTTACAAATTATTCCTGAAGATAAGGCAAACCCGACGAAAAGTATCCATTTGTTGAGGCCGACAAGCAAATCGGTAACTTTTAAGCACATTGTTGCAAAACCCGATAAGGCGTTGAGAACTGTTTCAATATCGATTTTACTTAAGACGGTGGCAAATTGTTGTGCGAACTTGTCTATTTTTGTAGCGATAAGCTCACGGTTTGCCGCGATCCATTCGCTGATGCGTTTTATAAATGGTGTTAAAATCGGGATTAATTTGCTTGAAAGCATATTAAATACACCGCGGACACTCTCATTCATAATATCGAGCGCTTCGCCCATATCTTGAGATCGACGAACAGCTTCTTCTTCCATAACAACGCCAAGTTCTTTTGCTTGGACTTTTAATTTGTTTAAGGCTTCCTCGCTTTGATCTGACACATTTATCATCATTTTTCCGGCCGTTCCGAAGGCTAATTGAGATAAATACATCTTTCTTGCGGGATCTTCCACTTTGCGAATGGCCTTAACCATCATATTGAAGGCTTCCTCGCTCGATTTGGCAGATTTCATTTGTTCGGCCAATGCCGGGGATATTTTTTGTAGTCCTGTATATAGCTTTCCTGTTCCTGCCTGCAGAGCACCGTATTGTCTTGATAGTGTTTCGATGGCTGATGTCATTTCTTCTGCAGAACCGGCGTTCATTTGTGCAATATAATGTTGTTCTTGCATGAACTTTGTGCTTACGCCAAGTCTGTCGGCCAAATCGCCAACAGCATCAGCGTATTGCTGTGCTGACTGTATTCCTCTTAAAAATCCGCTTCCGGCAATACCAGTGATAATAGTTAAAGGCGTCAATATCTTGGTTATACTTGCCGTCATCTTACTTCCTACGGCAGTTACATGATTAAATTGACGCCCAATAGTGCCGAGGGCTTTCCCGGTTGACTTTAGGACTTTTGTTGCATTGTCTTTAATTTTGAAGTTTGCGTGGATGTTAAATGTTTTTGCCATCTTTCTTCTCCTGGTTGTGCCTTTGGTGTGTTTTAAACATCAAGGCATAGAGCCAATCTATTCTATCTAAAGTCATCCCTAATAATTCGGTGGGTGAGATATGATAAAAATGGATTAAATCTCCAATTTTTTGCTCATAGTCCAACTCATTCCGCCGAATTAATCGAAAAAACCCATTACTGCATCAACCACCTTTTGATAATCTTTGACGCAAAGTCTTTTTAATGTTGATGGTGGAACGCTTGCTAATCTTGCGGCTAGTTTTGTTAAAACAACCGTATCAATTTTTGCTTCCTGCTCCTTTTTTTGTGCGGCGTCTACATCTGTATCGCTGTTGCTCAAATAAAGACGAAAAGGATAACCACAAACAGCGATATCCTCTCCGATCGGTTCACGAATGGTGAGGGCGGTGATTTCCGCCCCCTCAGACTGAACCGGTTTAGTCAATTCAATCTTAACCATTTAGCTCTCCATTTCGTCGATGTTGCGACCTTCGAAGCGAACACCTGTCACTTCTCCTGTTGCGGCATCCTGTTGAGGCTCGCCGGCCAAGAACATCTCCTGTCCGACAAATGTTTTACCATTAACAAGTTCAACTGTTATAGTGGCGTTGGTGATTTTTTCCAAATCCTTAACTTTTAAGCCGCCGCTATCTATCAAAGTTCCTTCCATAAATGGCATACGTGGAGCTTCGGTATATCCGGCATATCCACTTAAGCCAGTAACGCCTGTTTTAACAGTTGTTGTAGGAGAAACGGTCCAGCTTCCGCCTAGAGTTTTAGTCTCTCCGTCGATTTTCAAATATGCGGTTCCGCCGATTGCTGTCATCTTTACCTCCTTCTTATAAACGGAATTGGTTAACAAGAGCAAAGACGTTCAACTGGTTGACATAGTCAGGGGTGAATAGCACGTCTATGCGGTTGCGATCGTTTAGGTTGCGTTCTACAATTAAGTTCTTTTTGAATTCTTCGGCGTTTTCAACCAAGCCTTCATATTCCATTTCACTATAAGCTGTGATAAGCTCCGCTTTAATGATTTTAGGTGTTACGATTGCTTGGCCTTCTCCGAAGCGTGTTCCATCGTTGGCCAATTTATGTCTGCCGTATTTTGATGTGATAACACTGCGCAATTTTCTCAAAATGTAAGCTGAGGTGTATAGTGTTTCCACGCTTAAATAAGAGTTATCAGCTTGACCGTATGCATTTTTTTGGTAAGTTGTGATAATGCGGTCAATTTGAGCTGTGCCGGAATTTACGGTATATGTAGAAATACCGTTTTTCAACAAAGTTTCGCGTTCTGTTGAAATAAAGCGGTTTACAACATCGGGAGCGCTTACACCATTGATTGTTAATGTTTGCAATGGTCTTGCCGGATCTGCCGCTATTGATGTCGCTGCTGATCCTGCCAAGCCTGCGGCCCATTTCCAAATTGGTGAAGATGTTCCATTAACGCCCAAAATTGTGAGGTGTTGATCGTTGTAATCTTTACCGAGAGTTTGCAGTTCCGCACATGTGCCACGATAAGCGGTCCATACATGGCCGTATAATTGTTTGCTGTATGACCATGCTCCAGTTTTATCGTTCATGTATGCTGATAATGCTTTTAATATTGAAGCAACGGTAAACCCTGAAACTACAAAGTCGTACTGTTCTTCGCCGAGATTGGCGATTGCTTCGTCAATTTCCGGATTTCCGGCACCACCAGACATAGCATTGATGTTTATAGTTACACCTGCAGGAGTTTCTTCTCCGTTTGCTTCTCCGCCTAAATTTAAACCGAGAATAGTGTCATTTCCGATTACGCCTTTATGCTTTGCTGATAGGGTTACGGTTTCTTCAGATGCTTCTGCGGTAATAGGCAAAGTTTCGTTTGTATTTATGGCTTCTGCGATTGCTGTTGCTAATGTTGAAGCTGAATCGCTTTCGGATACGCCAACTTGAACAACCTGATCGTAGACATAGAGCGACAAAACGCCTGCACCAAAAGAAGATCCTGAGACAGTAATGGATCCGGAGGCGGCCGTTCCTGAAGCCGGATCGGCGATTGGCAATGCGTAAACCTCGACAGATGTGTTGTTTTCAAGGTATGCTTCTACCATTTGGGCGAGCTGTGATCCGGGTCCAAATTTACTTCTTGCTTGGGCAACGCTAGAAACATAAACAGCTTTATTCACATCCTGGAATAATGGATTTGTGATTTGGCCAATCAAAAGAGTGCGATATGTGGCTTGATAGGTTCCTGCTTTGCTGTTATCCATTTCAGCGTAGAACAAAGGAACTCTTATCGTAGCCGGAATATTATTGAAGGATACTGGCATTTTTATTCTCCTTTATTTTCTGTTGAAGCTTCTGGAGCTTTTTCTGCTTTAGCTTTTGCGGGCTTGCTCTTTTCGTTTTTTGCTTTTGCCTTAGCTTTGGGAGCTGTATTTACCTTAGCTTTTGGCTGAGCATTACCGTTTGCTTTTGTTTCTTTTTTGGCAGGTGCATCTACACGAATAACGTCACCAGTCTGTACTCGACGCATCCAATAAGGACTTTTAGGAACGTCTCTACCTTCAGGCGGCAACATTCCCCGATGTGTCGGATCGTAGACTTCAAGCGCCTTGCCGTTGACTTTTTTGTCAGGGTTTGGTTTTACAAACATCTTTTTCTCCTATGGTTTAATATTTAATTGGAATTCTATTTTGCCGTCTGGTCCTGGCGCCGGATCGGCGATTGGATCAATGACATCAACATCAATGTTGATTTCTTTCAAATCATCCTCGACTATTGCATCCCATTTTTCTGTGAAGTTGAGCGTAAATGATAAAATTTGCACTACAATCGGTTTTGCTCCCTGGTCATAGATTGAATTTTCAACATCATACGCCTGTAACTGAGATGTGAGAGATTGAAACTCGGTATTGCAAAGAAGTGCTCTTTCGACCGCTTCTGCGATGTCATCGGCAGTTCTTTGATATCCGTCCAAGGCGTGAACATAGATTTCAATATTGAGCTTTAGTGTGTTGTCCGTAGATATTGAACCGATGCTGTTGCTTGAGCCGTTTTGGCTCGGCGTAACAACATTTATTCCGGGCAAGTTTCTACTCTCAAAGGGTGAGGCTTTGCTGTCTTGGATGTTTTTCCCGACAAATTTCGCTACATTCTTATTTTCTTTGAGGAGCTTTACTGCAAGCTCGCGTATTTTCGTTCTATGAAGCATATTCGCCCTCGCAAAATAATACTATTCTGGTTTCGCTCCATCCGTCTTCCGGTTGTCTTGCTACCAGATATGACTTTCCTTTGATTATAAATTGATCATCTTGTACTGGTCTTGCTATTTTTAAGCGGTCAAAATCCGATAATTTAACACTTAAAACCGGCGCGGTAGTTTCCACCGGAACTTCTCCGGAAGTGTCCACATAAGTAGCGGCTTCATCTAAAATACCGATCATTTCGTATTTTCCGCCCGCAGAGGGCATAAAAGTAACCGGATCGCCGTAGTAATTGAGGCAACAATCCATACAAAGGTCAATATCTTCATCAAAATCAGCCATGTTTCAATTCTCCAAAAAAAGGCGGAAGTTTGAGCTTCCGCCTTCCGCGGGTTTAGGACAATGTTGCTTTAACCAACAAATCTGGGCGCTTACAAATTGTGAGCGGGTTAGATTGGGTTTCAATGTCGATGCCTTTGTCGAAGTCTTGAAGCTTCTGTTTGGCATAGTAAGGCAAGCCTTTGGTGTTGACTGTTTCTACATAGTCAGCAGGAGCAAACACTGTCTCAAATACGTTCAATGTGCCCATTGGAATAAAGACAGCTTCCTTATCTGGGATGAAACGCAAAGATGATTTGCCGTCTGTTGAGCTTGCATATCCTTCGTACTCAATAAAGTGAACGCCGTTGAATACAAAATCTGCAGTCAAGTCGTCACGGTATGGAGTTGCACCTTGGTATGCGTGATATGCATCTTTAACACTCCCGTGACCAACGACAGATTCAAAGAATTCGCCTGAGCACAAGCACAAAACATGTTGCATTACTTCGCCTTTGAGGTTGGCATTGAGGTAACGCTTAATGTCACGAATTACTTTTGGCACAGAGGTTTCTGCGGCTGAAGTCTTGAAAGAAAAAGATTTCTGGTTAATGCCAAACTTTTCAAACAAATCAATAATTGTATTGCCTGAACCGTCTTTTACTTGACCTCGCAAAGCACCTGCACGCATATATTCTAATGTGATTTCGTGCTTAGCTTTCATTTCTGCCAATTTTTCGTTAACAACATCTTGAACGCTTTCGAGTTCGTTCTCAGTGTCAAACTTGCGAACATTTTGCACAGCTTCTGCCTTAACAGAATCGATAAGTTCGAAGTGTGGAATGTTCAAGGAGATCATCTCACGCTTGCCTGATCTGTTGGCTGTTCCCTGACCACCACGTTCGTCAGCTGTCAAAACGCTTAATGTTCCGTTTTTTCTTTCTACTGAAACGGATGTTGTGGTTACACCTTTTTCTTTGAAGATGCCTAATTTATTGATCAAGCCATATTGTGTAGGGATGATGTTGATTGACTTGGTCATCTCCTGCAAGGAGAAGGCATCGCCTTTGAATACATCTAATTGAGGCATGTTTTTATACTCCTTCTACTACGATGATTCCGATGCTTTCCAAGTCGTCATAAACGGCTGACAAAGCGGCTTCGTCATCAATTGAACAAACGAGCTGTTGTTTTACCACGATAGCGTGACGAGCAACAGCGAGGGCTTTAACATTGGCGGAAGTAGCATCTACATCTTGCAACAAGATAGCGGCAGGTGCGTCTCCTTGAGATATTGCTACATATCCGTTTTCTGCTAATTTGAGAATGGCCCCGGCTTTAAGAGCACCGGTTCCACTTGGGATGGTTACGAGTTTGCGGGAATAATTCATCGGAGCTTCGTATTTTACGATGTCGCTGATGTAAATCCCTTCTTTTTTGATATCTGGCATGGTTTATTTTTCCTTTTTACAATAAACTTCAGCCGCACGTTGCGACAAAGTTTTGGTTTCTGGTTTGCTCATGCTACGGCTGTTGCTGATTTTAGCAACGCTACCGCTTCTCTGATTGATGATCTTGGATCTGATTTCAGACAACGACGCTTTCGATTCATTGAATTTGCGTGCTTCTGTGATAGATAATCCGGCCGCTTCACAAAGACCGTAGATAAAATCACGTCTAGAAACGTTAGATTTTGAAGAACGCTCGGCTTTGTCGGCTTCTTCATCCTCTTTTACTTCTTCGTTTCCTTCTTCTCTGGTTTCGGCAGGAGTATCATCTTCTTCGAGATCCTGACCGTTTTCGTCAGAGCGAATTTCGTCATCATTGACGTTTTCGTCTTTGATGTCTTCTTCGTTTTCGGATCTTTTTGTCATGATTTTCTCCTTGGTTGTGCTGCGAGTTGAGATAACGCAATCGCTTGTCCTGCCTTCTGAAGCGCGAACATTAGCTTTTGCATCCGCCGGAACTGTCACAGCACTCAGCTCCAGAGGTGTCCACTTGGTTGCACGGTAGATAAACTTGCCGTCTTCCTCGTATTTTTCGTATTCTTCGACTGTATAGCCTACTGAAATATTACAAATGATGCGTTGGGCAACGAGGTTCCAAATCTTATCGATATCTTCATCGCCTTTTGCAAAGCGGATAATTGCTCGACCTTCTGCGCCGTCTATCCAGGCTTTTTCTACAACGCCCAAAACGGCGGATAATCTCCATCCGTCATGCATATTCAAAAATGGAGCTGAGCCTGAAGCGAGGCGTTCCATGTTTATTGCGTTTTCGCTTACTTCGAGCTCCTCGAAGAACTCGCCAAGCTCCCAGTTCCATTGAACAGCTCTCGCTCCGGTTGTCCATACAACTTCAACAGTACGATTTTCTGTATCAATACTTTCGGGGGCAATGGCCATCGTTCTGGTCATACTTGTCATTTTGGTCTTTTTTGTGTTGCTCATGGCGTATCTTTCAAACTATTTTCGTTTATTTCAAACTTCATGTGTTCATTATAGCTATGATGGGTTAGAAAGTGCAAAAAATTTTTTTCATTTTTTGTTATACTCCGTTTTATTGGCTATTTTCTTCGCTTGTGGCTGTTTTTTCGGCCATAGTGTCTGTTGTATACTTCAAGCCCATTTTTCGCGCCCTATCGGCGTCTATTGCTATTTGTGCATCTATTTCTGCCGCATCAAACCCGCTTTCGGCAATAATTTGTGAGCGTGAAGCAAATCCGCAAAGGACTTTTTCTTTGTTTGCGGCAACTTCTTGTTGTGGATTTACGTATGGCCATCCTGCGGCTTGGAAGCGCGCTTTTGTCAGATGCGTTGGATTATCCAAATACTTTTCGATATCGATATTGATTGCCCCACTAATAACGGCGGCTTTGACAAATTCACACCATACACGTCTTACTATTTGGTGGATAAGCCTGTTTTGTTCTTGGCGGTGTTGGCGTTGCGTGATGTTTAATCCTGCACGAATGCTTGAGAAATTGGCTTTTGACATATCGTTAGAAAATTCTTCGTATGTCAACTTGACAGCTTTTGCTAACGCTCGAAGGTTCTGCAACATAAAAGGTTCGTAAGAGCTACCGCTTTCTGATGGCGGATTGAATTTGATGTCTTCCCCTGGAGCGAGTGTTGTGATGGTTCCGGTAGTGATTTCTGCTACTGCTTCTCCTGGATCTGCGTCCGGATCATCAGGATCCGAATTCATAACGCCGTCCGGGTTTGGTGTTGTTACAAAAGCGGCCATCATGGCGGCCATTTTCTTTTTATTGAGTTCTGCTTCGTCATATTCGAGCATTTCTCTTGCTTTTACGACAGCAGAAAAAATCTCAGGAATACCTCGGCGCTGTCCTATCCATAATTGTTGATAATAATGACATATTTCATCAGCAGGGATTTCTATTGTTTCGCAAGTATTATCTCCGGTCAGAGCTTCGCCGGGATGATTTTTGTATATGATGTAAGAACAAACAGTTCCGTCTTCATTAACTTTTACTCCGGCTATTGTTTTTGTTCCGTCTGGATTTATGTGATTTTCATCGATTTTACATTGATCCGCTTGCAGAAGCTGAAGCTTCAGCGGAATTGTGCCGTCTTTTGTCGGAATAAAACGCAAAAAGGCTTCTCCGGCTTCCCATCTTTCGCGGACGGCCAAGGATAGCATTGAGGTGAGGTCGTTTACACCCTCAATGTCGCAATCTGAGCACCATTCATCCCACAATTCACGGAGGCGATCGCAAATCGCACAATCTTCATGCCTTGGCATCACGTTAATTCCAGGCCCCACGATATTGCTTGATACGGTCTCATAGGCTCCGTTTAGGTATGGGAAGTTTCTTGTTAAATCACGGCTTCTATTACGCAGTTCTCTTACCGAATAAACAATAGAGGTGTTAGGACCGGTTGATGGTGCATACCACGCACGCAAGCGTCCTTGTCCTGTTCCGCCGAACGCGGGATCTGTTCTGGAGAATGTTTTTTTTAATCTTTTAAAAATCTTTTTCATGCCAATCCTCGTTTGGAAACTGTTTTAATAATGCGGGTTCTCTTTTTGCCGAGTTCGGCATCAATAGCGTTGATTGCTTCCTTGATGTCTGATAAACTTCGGAAGGTTACGGTTTTGCCGTTATGGCTGATCGACTGTGTGCCGCTAGTGTAAGCGTTGAATAGTTTTTTTCTCTTGGCTTCCAGGTCGGCTCTTTCTTCAGGTGTGAGATTTGGGTTTGCCATGGTTCCTCTCTGCTCGGTTGAATATGTAATGACCTTTTTTAACTATTTTAGTCATTTTGAACGCAAATGTGCAAAAAATATTTTTTCTTTATTGACTTTTTTGAGGGTTAAGTGATAGTATAGCGTCAGTTCGTACGCCATTTTATTGTAAATGTAAGTGCGTAAGGAATTATCGAGGCGTTCTACGCGTCGGTCTTATGGCAGGGTAGTGCAGATAGTCTAACACGCTTGGTTCATACCCAAGAGAGCGATGGTGCAAATCCATCCCCTGCAACCAAAAGGTCTAAATCCGCGACCTACAGACCTTTCAAAAAGTATTCTCGCGGTGCGCTTCTTAAAGGTTTCTGGAAGAACAGAAAGTAACGAGTTCTCAGTTTTCCGGTCGCTAAACTGTACGCCTTTGGTGGTTTGAGCGGATCAATACCACCTCCAAGCGGATTGTAGCTCAGCCTGGTAGAGCGCTTGCTTTGGGAGCAAGATGTCGTAGGTTCAAGTCCTGCCGATCCGACCATATTATCGGGATGTAGCTCAGTTGGTAGGAGCTCCGGGTATTATCCGGTATGTCGTTGGTTCGAGCCCAACCATCCCTGACAAACCGAGAATATATTGTGGTAGCTATTCTCTTTGCTTAGGGGTTTTCCACACGTCGGTAGTTGTGAGCTCGATGTCGTTAATGTGAACTCTCATTAAATTGGACCGTAGCTCAGTGGGTAGAGCGTTCTGTGGCCACAAATTAAACCGAGCAGTTTATGTCGTGAGTTCGAGTCTCGCCGGTCCAGTCTCCTGAAAAAAAGAAAGGTGTCGAATTCGACACCTTTTGTTTTTTTAATCTCCGATATTATATGCTTGGCAAGCCGGTTGATAACCTCTTTCGCATCGGATTTTATTCTCATAGACATCTCCGATGATGAAGGCAAAATACATAATTGCGAAAAATACGAGCATTGATATGCAGTCTAAGATATATCTGATCATGTTCGTTCTCCTTAGTGTGCAATTCTTGCAGAATCTAGTGAGCGAACATCAAGTGGATATAATTCCGTCTTGGCTGTCATTTTGGCGGCGATTATCTTTTCTAATTCTTCGCGAGGAATACTGAAGGACCTTCCTTCCGCCTTATCGGTATTCAAATTGAATTGTCTATAAATAACATCATCGCTTGCAACTTGTTGTATAGCCTGGAGAGTGTCTCCGTTTTTGGTTCGATATACGCCTGCACCTAATAGGTTATTTGTTGGTCTGAAGCTGTAGCGATAACGCCCTTCAACAGAAAATTCTTGATTTTCACAAATCGGATGCTGTTTGAGCTCTGCTACAACTGCCTTGGCTATATCAACAGCATTGAGCTTTGCTCTTGGCTTTTTAGCTGTTGTTATTTGGCGATAGTGTTCACGAACTTTAGCCAATCCGCGTGTGCGGTATGTCATATAAACATCTATCAGCTCTTTTCTGACCTGTGCGGCTTTTGCTGTGCGTGAGAACATGCAAAGCAAGAGGGCTTGAGCTTCGTTGAGGTAGTAGGTCATGATTTTGCGATTAACACATCCGACTTTCATCGTTTCCCCAATTTGGGGAAACGCGCCGAACCCCTGTAATTCTTGAATATTGCGTTTGATTATATCTTTTATTTTAACAGCACGATTAAATCCTAAACGCTCGCCGAGAACAATGTCTTTAATGCGTGGCTCGTCTTCAATGACCTG